CATGGCTGCCGCGCCGGGTGAGCAGCGCGAGGATGGCCGCCTGTATCACGGCGTCGAGGCCGTCGATCTTGCCGCTGGCCACCCGGTTATTGATCAGATCGAGCTGCCACGTCTTGGATGGCTGCTCGACGATCTCATACTCAGGGAGTGTTATCTGCGGCAGCATCGGCAATCACCTCCCGTGCGTTGTTGTAGGCCCGGATGCGGTCCAACAGGATGTATTGCTGCCCGGACGATCCGGGGCGGCAGAGCAGCAGCACGCCGTCCCCGGCGGCCAGCGGCTCACGCAGCGTCACTGGCTCGGTGAGCGCCTCGGTACCGCCGCCGTGCTTATGCTTGAGATCGAGCGTCAGTCCGATGCAGTTGTCGGTGATATAGAGGTTTTTGGCGGTCAGCGGCAGCCGGTTTTCCAACATGACGCACAGCGGAGCGGTGGATGTCACCACCCCGGTCATAAAGCCGCCGCGCCCGCTCGCGTCAAGATAATTTTTGATCAGCCTCTTGCACTGATCCACATTTACAAAGCCCATGCGCGGGTTTAAACCTCCTTTAAACGATCCTTAATTTGACTTTAACGGTGTGGCCGTTGCTGGCAAAAACGTGCCGGGCCTCGGTGCAGAGCAGATACTTTTGCAGGCCGACCTCCGGGATGCTTACGCAAATGACATTACCCGCCCGGATCGACCGGTCGCCGATGGCGTCAAGCTCCAGCGTCTGGCCGATGCGGTTTTTAAGCGCCAGCAGCACGTTGGCCTTTTGCTTGATCTGCTCGGGGTTTAGGCCGTCGTCGACCTTTTCATAGTACTGGAGCAGGCCCCAGCTTTTAATGGTGTTGCTGTCCTTTGCGACGTAGACCTCCCGCTTGCCGGCGGTCTTGTTGTCGCGCACGAGCTTGATTGTGTTGTAGGTGTCGTCGAGGCTCTTGGTGTAGCTATAGCCGGTGAGCAGGCTGTCGGGCGCGAGGATTAAATCGGTCAGGGCATTGTTGATGTTGCGCAGCACCACCGCGCCCGCAGCATCCTTGAAATAATACAAAGCCCCGGCGCCGCGCGTGGTCTGACGCACACAGTCAACCAGCATGTCGAGCAGCTGCTTGCTGTCGTAGGTCAGCGGGCCGAGCGGGTAGCCGGTGGCCTCCAGCGCGCCGACTGTCAGGCCGTATTCGGTGCAGACCTGCCGCAGGATCGCGTCCAGCGTGAGGTTATCAAACGCCTTGCTGTCGGTGGCCTTGAGATATTTGATTTGATCGTGCGCCGTGACGGCGACCGTTTTGGCCTCCTTGGCCGTGGTGTTAAAGATATACCCCTTGTGGTAAGCGGCGCCGTCGTGGCGGACCAGCACGGCGTTGCCCATCTGCAGATCAACCAAGCCGGCTGCCGCGGTAAAGCTGCAGCTGCCGGCCTGATTGATGCGGTCAATGATCTCGGTCTGGCCGACAATGCCGGAGATATCATACGCGCTGCCGTCCGGGCGGGATAAGAGCACTTCAAAGCTCATCGCGGCACCTCCTTATGGCAGTGTCAGCACTTGGCCGCCGTAGATGGTGTACTTAGGCGTGCCGGCGGCGTTGTTTTTGGCGTCCATGAGCGCCTTGTTAAGCGCGTAGATCTCCGGGTATCGGTTGCCGTTGCCGAGCTGGCTGTGCGCGATGCCCCACAGGCTGTCACCGACGCGCACGGTGTAGGTCTTAGCCGTGGAGGCGGTGGAGGTCACCGCGCCGAGCACCGCCGTCTTGGGCGTGGGGGATGCCAGCCGCCGGATCGACGGCGCGCGGTACTCCATGAGGGATAAGCTGTAATAGCAGTCCTCGGTCTCGCCGGCGCGGCGGCTGGGAACAAAGCGCTCGATGCTGCAGCGCAGGTTGATATCGACGCCGTCGCCGGTGATCACCAGCCGCACCGGCTTGGATCGCTTAAACCGACCGAGCAGGTAATCGACATAATAGTCGGGGTCGCGCGGGTTGCTGACCGACACCCAGCTGTAATGAGAGGCCGGAAAGATGCTATCGATGCTGATGGCCGTCAGTTTGCGCTTGCCCATCAGCGTGACCTCGCCGATATCGACCACCTCCAGCCGCTGGTTGTTGGCCGTGTAGGTCAGCTTAATATCGTCAAAGGGGTTGACCGGCAGCTGCTTGCCATCGATATAGGTCTTAATCATCCGAACACGACCTCCTCCAGATCAGACATACCGGCGTCGATCTCGTCCTGTGTCTCGCGCTCGATCTGACTGCGGATGTCCGACCAGTTTTCGCCGTTTCGGACGTCGGCACTGACCTTGACGCCGCCGCGGTAATTGATGTAGTAGATGTTGGTGTTGGCGTTCGCCGCGGCCTGCATCAGCTCGGAGTCCTCGCGGGAAAGCTGCAGCCCGACGCCGGTTTCGACCGAGCCGAGCACCCGCACCTCGGCGATGTCGTTGAGATACTCCAAGCTCTCGCGGGTGATGTCCACCTTGCCGCTGGCGACCTTGACCGACGGAAATGTCGTGCCGGAAAGCCAGTCGTTAAGCTTTGTATCATCTGCTGCCGCGCCTTGCTGCGCCTCTTTTTCTGCGGCTTCAGCGCGCCAACGGTCAGCGTCGGTCTGTAACTGGCGCTCACGTCCTGCCGCTTTTTCGGCGACAGCCATCTGAGCCGCTGCCAGCTGGGCGTTGCGCGCCTCGCGCTTGGCCTGCTCGGTGATCGCCGCCTCGGTGCCAAAACTGACGCTATCGACAATGTCGATGCTGACGCCGGGGATACGGTTGGCAAACTCAATCAGCCGGTTGATGCGATCGATTGCGCCGTTGACCAGATCCTCCAGCGTGAGGAGTACGTCCTCCTTAGTCTCGGAAAACTTGTTGGCTATGGCCACACCGACACCGGCGAAAAATACGGGAACAGAATCAAAAAAATTAAGCACATCGTTCCACGCGCCAACAACACCGATCCTAAAATCAAGATTGTTTTGCCATAGGCGGTACAACCACACGCTCAACGCCACCAGCGCGGCAATGACGGCCACGATGACTATTACCACCCACGTCATGGGGTTGGCCAGCATCGCGGTGTTGAGGCCCCACTGTGCGGCTGCTGTGGCCCATAAGGTAGCTGCGGTTACTCCTTGGGCGGTTTGGTGCGCTTTTTCCACAATAGTGGATAACGCGACTACCCCCCTATAAACGGTGTAGGCTATGGTAAGCCCGGACACCGCAGTAGCTATCCCCCACAATACCGGCTCCACCGCACCCCAATTGTCGTGCAGTATCAGATACACGCTGCCGGCGGTCTCACCGAGCCAGAGCACGCCGCTGACAATAGCAGTGATGCTGTCCGAGATGGCGTCAAGCGCCTGAGCACCCTCCACCGTCTGTAGCCAGTCATCCATCGCCTGCAGCTTTGATACAAGGATATCCACGCCCTCGCCGGGTTGGGCAAGGCTGTCCATAATCTGGCTGGTGACATTACCGAGCGCTGTTTTAGCTTGACCGTAGGACACCGGCATGGAGGTAAATTGCGCATCAATTGCAGCAGACTGTGCCATGATAGCGCTGACAACCGTCTCGGTGGTGAGTTGGCCATCCTGCGCCATTTCGCGGAGCTGGCCTTTGGTGACGCCCAGCGATGTGGCCATCATCTCGGCCAGCACCGAGCCGTTTTCCATGATACTGTTAAATTCTTCACCGCGCAGGACGCCGGACGCGATGCCCTGTGAGAGCTGCGTTAGTGCGGATTTAGCCTCCATTGCCGACGCGCCGGACACGATCAGCCCCTTGTTAAGCGTCGCGGCAAAGGCCAGCGCCTTATTGTTGTCATCCCTGAAATAGTCCTGACGGCCCATGCGGGCGACCAATTCGGCGGTGGCCTCGTACTCGGAGCGGGTATCTCTGGCGACCCGCATGACCTGAGCTTCCAGCTGTTCCTGCGTCCGCAGGCCGTCGTTGATGATAGCCAACCGAGCGTCGGCTGACACACGGGCATCCGACGTATCGCCAAAGCGGTCGAGCACGCTGACGGCTTGGCCAATCAGCTCTATGCCCTGATTGGCCACAATAATAGCTTTAGATAAGCCGCCAAAGCTATCGCCCAGCCGGTTGACCGCCGCGACCTGCTGCGGTACGCGATTTAGCTCCTCGTTAAAACCGTCCAGCGCGTGATTAGTCAGTGCAATATCCCGCCGAATATCGGCAAAATCGTCTGCAAGGTCGAGATTACCGGAGGCGCGGTTGATATTTTCCATTGTGTCGACCATCCGCTCCATTGCCAGCACGGAATTGCTGATGATGCGGGTAAATTGGTCTTGCATCTTCATGGTGGATGTTATATTACCCATACCGCCATCACCTCCATCTGCGCTGTGCGGCTTTCATTCGGCGCGCTTCTTCCCGGTCGCGTTTGATCTTTTCATCTATAAAAGTAAAAATAACGACCTGCTCCGCGCGGGGCAGGCCCATCCACTCGGAGGGGAAACGCCTCAGTTTATGCAGTATGTAATACGCATAGCAGGTTTCGGCGTCACCCTCCGCTAGGAGTTTTTTACCGTATCCATCCCCGCTGCCAGTTTTTCAATGTCAAACCCGTTGATTTCGGTTACGAGTTGCTGCAGGGCAGTCATCTCGCCGGGCAGCAGAATTTTGCCGAGCAGAGCCTCCGCACCGACAACGCTGTGATCTTTCTGCAGCTCGGCGTTCTTGAGGTCGGGATAAACAACCGAGGCGGCAGCAAGCATCTTGTTGTATCGTGCGCTGTTAAAATTGGTGGTCATGCGGCCCTTGAACAGGTTTTTGCTGGTACAGGCGTCCTTGATAGCGGCATGCTCGTCCTCAGTGATGGCGCGCAGCTCCCACAGTTCCGGTTCTCCCGTATTTTCGTCGATGAACCGATTACTGATAACTGCCTTAACATTTTCTGGCATCTTGGCAGATTCACGGAAAAAAGCTTTAAAAGACATTGTTTAAATCCCCCTTAAACAGATTTAAATTTTTCGGGCATCTCGACGCCGTCAAAAGTAAAGGGCATCTCCTGCTCGAGCAGGGCGTCCTCATTGTTGAGCAGCGCAATGGTGATTTCATCCAGATTGCAGCCAGTGAGAATTTTAACCTCGCGACCATAGCGGGCATCCTCATTGGTGACTTGGATGTTAAAATACACGTCCTCACCCCCAGAAGTGTACTGCAAAAAAATCTCCTTAAAAGCGCTGGTTATCTCTTTGATGCCCAGCGTGCCGGCCCCCGACCATGAGGCCGTCTTTTTGCCGACCGACCGTTTGCCGGCGGTGCGGACGTCGACCTTATTTTTCGTGATCTTTCCCTCAATCTTGTTGAGGTAGAACAGCACGATGTTTTGAGAGCCGACCGTGATATAGGCTGTGCCGGAGTTGGCCAGAATCGCATCATCTTGCCGCATCTCGACGCTGGCCGGAATCGTAAATTCAGACATGGTTTATTCCTCCTATCCTTCGACGGTGACGGAATTATAAAACGTCTCCATGACGTCGGCCGGGCGCAGGACATAATCGACAACGACCGCGTCGAGCAGCTCGCCCTTGCGGATGACAATGTCATCCGACACAACGTCCTGTATGGCGCGTTGGGCCTCCAGCTCTCTAAAACGTGCCAGTACCCGTGCCTTAAAGAGCGCGCGCCCGTTTTCGTCGTTGCTGATTTTGCCCTTAAAATAGGTATTGGCGATGCTGTTGATGTCCTTGCAGACGGTAAACAGCGTACGGATGACCTTGTTTTTGGACAGCGCGTAGGTCTTAGTCTCGCTTAAGGTCACCAGCGTGTTGATGTCCTTTTGGATGGTCGCTCTGGCGCGGCCCGAATCGGGCGGCAAAAACACCAGCTGCCCTGATCTAGCCAGATCGGCCTGCTCGGTGATCGTGTAGCGGGTGTCGACATCTACCGAGCCGATGTAATCGGCGTTGGTCAAGCTCTCTTTGAGGGCGCAGGCGGCGGTAGCGGCGGCCACATATGCCGTAGCCTGTACATTGGATACAGCGGTGCCGTCCTCGAGGATGACGCCGTTCTTGACGCTGATGACACCCTCAAAGTCGGCGGCATAATCGGCAACCACCACTTGGATATACTTGCCCTCGTCGCCGACGAGGCGCTTGCAGTAGGCGGTGTAGAGCGCCTTGATCTCCACGCCGGCAAACGGGCAGGCCAGCGCATCAAAGTCGTAGGTCTCAAACGCCTCCAGCGCCGCCACATGGTCGGACAGCGTCACAGTGCCGTCAGCGCCGCCGGTGAGCTTGACGCCGACGTTGGCCGACAGCGCGCCGGTACCCGCAAAGGTGACATAGGCGTTGGCCGTCAGCCCGGCAATGTCGGTGACGGTCTGCCGGTCGACCTCATCGGTGTCGAGCCATGTGATAACGTGATAGCTGTCCGACTCGCCGGCGACCGCCGCGACCGACACCGTCAGTCGGTTGCCGTAGGCGCCGGCATACAGCGCGGTGGCCGTCAGCCCGCCGATGGTGGCCGCCGCTTCGCCGCCCTGATTAAGCCGGTAGAGCAGCAGCGTGGTTGCCTTTTTGGCCGCCTCGCGGATCAGCAGGCTGTCGGCGGGATGCCGGGCCAAGAGCGCCACCGCCTCGGCGGCGGTCAAACGCAGGACTTTGTGCGGCGCCAACCACGGGAAGATGATCGGCAGCGCCACGGTGCCGCGGTCGCCGGTCACCGAGGGGACAGCGCCCTTGCCGACGTAGTTGATATACACGCCGGGCAGCACTTTATTTTGGTTGACCCAATTGCCTCCTGCCATATTAGGAGACCTCCTTGCTTAGATATTTTTTGACGAGCGCCGCGGCCTGTGCCTCGGTATACTCGATGTCGGGCTGCAAAACAACGGTGAGCACATCGCGCTGCAGCCCGCGCGACGTGCGGATCAGCTCGCGCCCGGCAAAAGCGGGCGCCTCTTTGGCTTTGCTCATTTAAGCTCCTCCTTGTCGATGCTGACACTGCCGATCTTGACGGCATCGTCAACAGGTCTAATGCTCACGCTAAATTGGCATAGATCGTGCATCACGCCATCCCTGCCGTCGTCGGTGCGGCGGTGGTTGGAGAGCTGCAGCCGCACCTTGCCATTGATATTGGTGACGCGGATCATCAACAGATTGTAGACGCCGTTAAGCTCCCTGCGGCGTTGCGGGATGTTGCGCGGCGGGGCGACATAGGTGATATCCAGCGTGCCGGATATGCTGCGCCCGCCAAAAGGGGCCGCCGTGCTGGTGACGCCGCCGGCAAAGCCGATTAAAAAAAAGCGCTCCGGCACATCCGCGAGAATCTCGTCCACAAAGATCGGCACCCCCGGCACGGCATTGCGGATGCCTACCGAGAGGGTGTCCAAAATATCGTTAAGCACATCCATTACTGCAGGCTCCTTTCAATGTCCTTAAAAATCCGTGCTGCGGCAGCGTCCAGCTCGCGCTGGGCTTTTTGCTCCGAGTCGGTCATGACAAAGGCACCCTTGACGTAGGATTTGACCAGCTTGATAGTCACGCCCCACTTGCCGGCGTACTTGCCCGACTTGACCTCACGCGCGGGTTTGCCGTAGACACTTTGCCCGGGCGACAGCTCGATAAAGACCAAGCGCCCCGGCGTCTGGCGGTGGCCGTACTCCCAATAAGGCGCGTACTCAGCGGTATTAAACACCTCCGAGTAGAGGCCGTCCGCCATCCGGTGTACCCCGCTGCGATCCCATCGGTTGCGCAGCGTGGGGGAATCGGGGCTGATGCCCACCGGCGTATTTTTTTTACAGCGCGTGAGATGCCGATC